GAAAACTTGTGGAAGAGGCTATCCGGTTGGGATTTTCGGGCATTGGCGTAGCTCACACGTTTGTACACGTCGATATTAGGCGCTCGGAACCCGTTATTTGGTGCTATTAACTTGCCTCCATATGGGTGTCGTGGTATATAAATACGACATTCTGGGATGGAGTGCTAAGTGGACGGAATACAAGTCGTTCAATTCGTTCAAAGGATCGTTAAAGACCGGCGAACACAGGTTCTAGACCTTCTAGAACACAACACTTTGAAGTCAATGGAGGACTATCGCTTTTTGATGGGCGAATTGTCCGCACTTAACGTGATTTCACAGGAACTCTCGGGCCTGCTGGAAAAACAGGAGCAATTAGATGACTGAGACAGCGGAAAAGCTGGACCTTGAGGCGGCTGCCGAAGGGGTCAAAGCATTATATGCAGAACCAAAGCCGAAGGTTTTAGACCCTGACGCGATGGATAAAAGCCTTTTAGAGCGTATGCCTTCCCCTACAGGCTGGCGCATGTTGATTCTCCCCTATCGGGGCAGAGAGACAACTGACGGCGGTATTTATATCCCTACCAAGGTGTTGGACGACGGTCAGATTCAGACTGTTGTGGGGTATGTCGTTAAGCAGGGACCTCTCTGCTACAAAGATACCGAAAAGTTCCCCAACGGCCCTTGGTGCACTGAAAAACAATGGGTGATTTTCCCCCGTTATGCCGGGTCACGGTTTCGTATTGATGGCGGCGAAGTCCGAATCTTAAATGATGACGAGATTTTGGCCACTATTGATGATCCTGAAGATATCTTGAGCCTTTAAGGAGGGTACAGCATGGCAGATGCTGCGGAAGAAACTCAGTATGAGTTGGACGTAGGTGAGGCAGAGGCGACGGAAGTAGAGCTTCCTGAAGACAACTCTCCTCAAGAAGAGGAAGCGCCTGCGCAAGAAGAGCTTGTAGCGGAGGAGACCAAAGCTCCTGATTCAGACGATGAAATGGAGCAATACAGCGAGTCTGTGCAAAAGCGGATTAACCGCTTGACCAAGAAGATGCGTGAAGCGGAGCGGCAACGAGAAGAAGCCATCCGATATGCGCAGAATGTGCAAACTGAAGCGGAGAAAATCCGTGAGCGCATGAAGAACTTGGATCAAGGGTACATGACGGAGTACGGCAACCGCATACAGCTTGAGCAACAACAGGCTGAATCGGAGCTACGCCGTGCGGTGGAGATTGGTGACCCTGAGGCCACGGTTCAGGCTCAAAAGCGTTTGACTGACTTGGCTATTGCCGCCAACGGCTATGCGCAGGCCCAACGCCAAGCACAAGCTAGAGCGGCTCAGTATCAGCAACCCGCTGAACAGCAATATCAGGCTCAGCCACAAGCTCCTCAACAACAGCGCCCTGACCCCAAAGCGGAGCAATGGGCAGAAAAGAACTCGTGGTTTGGTCAAGATGAGGCAATGACTTTTGCCGCATTTGGCATCCACAAAAAGCTTGTCGAAGATGAAGGATTTGATCCGCAATCGGATGACTACTATAATGAGCTAGATAGCCGTATGAAGCGGGAGTTCCCGCATAAGTTCGGCGAAAGTACGGGAGCCTCCCGACGGCCCGCCCAGACCGTCGCAGGCGTATCCCGCTCAAATGCAGCAGGGCGCAGTGGTAAAAGGGTCAAACTCTCTCAGACCCAAGTAGCGATAGCTAAGAAATTGGGAGTGCCGCTTGAAGAATACGCGAAATACGTTAAGGAGTAAGTGATATGTCCGAAGAGAAGAAAGGCTTTGAGGGCATAAAGCGCTCCTCACGTGAAGCAGCGTCAAGGGAGACACAAGGTCGGCGTAAGCCTTGGGCTCCCCCGTCAATGCTAGATGCACCGCCCGCACCAGAGGGCTTCAAGCATCGCTGGATACGAGCAGAAGTTCGTGGTTACGATGACACCAAGAACATTTCTGCCAGACTGCGAGAAGGGTATGAGCTTGTACGTCAAGACGAATACCCGGATTTTGAAGCACCGGTAATTGAATCGGGTCGATATGAGGGTGTGTTTGGAGTAGGCGGGCTTATCCTTGCACGTATACCGGTAGAAACGGTCCAAGAACGCGCCGAGTACTTTGCTCAACGTAACGCGGATCAGATGGAAGCAGTTGAAACGGATATGATGCGAGAAAACGCTCATCCAACCATGGCGATCGGCAGACCCGAACGCCAGAGTCGTGTAACTTTTGGCGGTCCCAAGAAATAGGGCCGCACAGAACGAGGTAATAACCTATGGCAAACCAAGAAACTGCCTTCGGTCTTCGTCCTGTTGGTCTAGTAGGAAGCGGTGTTAACAGCACTGGCGTAACTCAGTATGAGATTGCCAGCAACAATGCTAACGCCATTTACCAGTATAGTCTGGTGACTCCTGCTGCTGGAGGCGTGATCGATCAAGCTGGTGCTACTGATGGTGGCACTTCTCAGAACCTCGGTGTCCTAATGGGCGTCGAGTACCATGATTCTGTCCAGAAGAAGCCTGTTTGGCTGAACTACTGGCCCGGATCAGGTAGTGTCTCTGTAGACACTAACTACCCGGTCAAAGCATACGTTGCTGACGACCCGAACCAAATCTTCGTTGTTGCGGCGGATGCTTCACTGACCAACCGTGCTACTGCACTGGCCACTGTGTTTGCTAACGCCAATCTGGGAACTTCTGCTCGTACCGGTTCTACCGATACTGGCCGATCCAACTCTCAGGTAGACGTAGACAGCATCGCCACCACGGCTACTCTGCCTTTGCGCATCGTAGGCCTTACTGACGATGTGGCTAACAACGATTGGGCTTCAGCAGGTGCACACCTGTTGGTCCGAATCAACGCTCACTTCAATGCAGCTACTCGTCGCTATGATTCACAGACGACTGCTGACTCAACCGGTGTATAAGGGGGATTAAGTAATGGCTATTTCTCGCGCACAATTGGCGAAGGAACTCGAGCCCGGGCTTAACGCTCTCTTTGGCCTTGAGTACGATCGCTACGAACAGGAGCACGCTGAGATCTTCGACGAAGAGTCTTCAGATCGCGCTTTTGAAGAAGAAGTAATGCTGTCTGGCTTCGGCACTGCGCCGGTTAAGTCAGAAGGCGGTTCAATCTCGTTTGATGACGCGCAGGAGACTTTCACTGCTCGTTACACTCACGAGACAATTGCTCTGGCCTTCAGCATCACTGAAGAAGCTATCGAAGACAATCTGTATGATCGTCTGGCTTCTCGTTACACTAAGGCACTGGCTCGTTCCATGTCTCAAACCAAGCAGATCAAGGCAGCTTCTATTCTGAACAACGCCTTCAGCACTTCCGCACCTGTTGGTGACGGTGCTGCACTTTGCTCAGCGTCTCACCCGTCACTGTCTGGCAACCAGAGCAACATTCTGGCTACTCCGGCTGACCTCAACGAGACTTCACTGGAGCAAATGCTGATCGACATCGCCGGTTTAACCGACGAGCGTGGTCTGAAGATTGCCGTTCGCGGCATGAAGCTGGTAATCCCCAAGGAGCTTCAGTTCATCGCAGAGCGCGTATTGAACTCTAACCTCCGTCCGGGTACGGCTGACAACGATATCAACGCCATGAAGTCTATGGGAATGCTCCCTGACGGTGCCGTTGTGAACCATTTCTTGACCGACACTGACGCGTTCTTCATCAAGACTGACGCGCCTAACGGCTTCAAGATGTTCCAGCGTTCTCCGATCAAGACTGCTATGGAAGGTGATTTCGATACTGGCAACATGCGCTTTAAGGCCCGTGAGCGATACAGCTTCGGTGTTTCTGACTGGCGTTGTGTCTTCGGTACTCCCGGAGCGGCCTAATCGATCCTTTGATCGACCCAAGGGCGGCATTTGCCGCCCTTTCTTTTTGCGTATAAAATAGACAGATCCTGACATCTGCATGGGGCGGATGACACTGGCCAAGACAGGAGAATCTCATGGCTAACTCAACTTTTAACGGACCCGTCCGTTCTGAAAACGGCTTCAAAGACATCACCAAAAACGCCACCACCGGCGCTGTTACTGAGAACATCTCTATCAGCTACGATGGCACCAACAGTGTTGTGATCATCAGTGATCTGCCTACTGCTGATCCTGAAGTAGTGGGTCAGATTTGGAGCAACTCTGGCGTTCTTACCGTATCTGCGGGCTAAGGAATAGAACATGGCTAACTCAGACGTAAAAGCAAAACGTCTGACCGGGACGGGTTCTGCGGCTGTAGGACCCGCTCGTATTCGCCAGATTCAGGTCTTAACCACCACTGGAACACCTCGTTTAACCATCACAGATGGAAACGGCGGGAGTACCGTGTTGGATTTAGACTTTGTTGCAAGCGAAACGCACTCGGTCAACATCCCCGACGAGGGGATAAAAGTCTCTGATATCTACATTAGTGTTTTGACAAATATTACTGCGCTAACTGTCTTCTACAGTTAAGGGTTTTTTATGGCTCGGGAAGTTTCTTCAATTAGTCGAATAGGCACTAGCGAGCCATTTGATCTACAGGTAGCGCGTGGCCAGATTGCTTATCATTATTCTATTTACAAGTTTGGTAACAACCCGGCAGTTGCGAACTCCTTAGCAACCATTTGGCAACAGGGTGGACTGTATTCATACTTGTCTGCGGCGACCGTGCTGAAGGTTTCCAGTAGCTCCACTGATGACACTTCGGCGGGAACGGGGGCCAGAACCGTTGAGTTGTTTGGGCTTGATGGCGATTACAACGAAATATCAGAGGTTGTCACCCTAAATGGCCAGACGGAGGTCAACAGCACGCAGTCTTATCTGCGGATAAACCGGATGATTGTCCGGTCTGGAGGGTCTGGAGGGGCAAACGCAGGGGTCATCTATGCGGGCACCGGCACTGTCACCACGGGCGTACCAGCAAACATTTATGCAACCATCAACGGGGACGGCACAAACCAGACCCTGATGGCGCTATGGACTGTACCGGCGGGCTATACAGCCTATCTGACGCAGTATGATATTTCTAATGGCACAACATCAAATACACCCGCAGTGTGCAAGCTATTGCTGGTTGCACGACCGTTTGGCGAGGTATTTCAAGCTAAAGATGTGAAATCGCTTACCACGGGGATGCACATCGAAAACACGATTCTCACCCCCCTTAAATTCACGGAAAAAACGGATATTGAGGTGCGGGCAATTTCTTCTTCGGCAAGTGTAACTTTTGATATATCCGCCGCTCTTGAGATCATTTACATCAAAAACGGCGATGAGTTAGCGTAATGGCTAAGGCAAAGGACGTAAAACGAACTCCTTCTGGCCGAATAACCTATCGCGGCGAGAGTTTTTCTGGATTTAACAAGCCCAAAAGAACTTCCGGTGGTTCTAAGAAATTTGCCGTTCTTGCCAAAAAAGGCGACGAGATTAAGCTTGTTCGGTTCGGCGATCCGAACATGACTATCAAGAAGGACAACCCGGCTCGTCGTAAAAGCTTCCGGGCTAGACACAGTTGTGACACTGCCAAAGACAAGTTCTCCGCGCGGTATTGGAGTTGTAAGAAATGGTAGATGACCTTTTATCTCGCTTAGAAAAACATGAGGCGGAGTGCAACTTGCGCTATAAGCGTATTGAAGAGCGGCTAAATGAGCAGAAAGAAACGCTTAAAAGCCTTGATTACAAGATTTGGGGCGTGGGTATGTTAGTCATCATTGCCCCTTTTGCTGGCAAATTGCTAGGTTAAGTTATGCGTTCATGTGGCTCAAGAGTAAAGACTGGACCAAAGAAGACAACGGTCAAAGTCACCTACCTTAGGAACGGTGGGGAAGCGTCCAGCAAGAGCAAGGGGAGCAAGATTTGCGCAGAAGGCAAGGCGTGGGCAAAACGCACTTTTGACACATATCCGTCAGCATATGCCAATCTAGCGGCCAGCAAGTACTGCAAAGATCCCAACTACGCCAAGAAGTCAAAAGGCGGAAAAAGGACGGGTCGTGGGTAAGCTACAGGAGTGGTTAGATGAAGATTGGGTTCGGATCGATAGTAGCGGCAACATTGCGGGTGAGTGCGGCACTTCAAAAAACAAAAAGAACCCTGATCGATGCCTTCCGAGGGCTAAAGCGCAAAGTTTGTCAAAAAACGAGCGAGCTAGCACAGCGCGTAAGAAAAAGCGTGCAGGCTCTCAAGGGCAACAAGTCGTAGCCAACACAAGGGCGGCGACCGTAAAAAAGGCCGCTAGGGGCGGTGAAATTAAAGGAGGCGGTACTATGGGAACTTGCACTAAAAAGATGAAATATGGCGGCGCTGTTAAAAAAGCCCCCAAAAAGATGAAGTCAGGCGGCGCGGTTAAGAAGAGCGGCTGCAAGGTTCGGGGCTATAAGTAATGGCCGTTTCAGGTTCAGCCGATTTTGAGTTGGATGTCAGCGAATACATAGAAGAGGCTTTTGAGCGTTGTGGCTTAGAGGTCCGCACAGGCTATGACCTAAAGACTGCAAAGCGCTCGTTGAACCTGATGCTAGCGGACTGGGCCAACCGTGGGTTAAATCAATGGACGATTGAGCAGACTACCGTAGCTCTGACTCAAGGCACTGGCGACTATAATCTTGGTGCGGACACTATTGATGTCCTCAATGCCGTCGTGAGACGCTCAAATACCGATTATGCGCTTGAGCGCATTAGTCGTAGTGATTACATCAATATTCCCACCAAGACCCAACAAGCGAGGCCGTCGCAGTTCTTTGTGGATCGGCAGATAAATCCCACGTTAAAGCTTTGGCCGGTGCCTGAAAATAGCACGGATACGGTAATTATTGACCGTTTGGTGCGCATAGATGATGCGGATACTTACAGCAATACTTTGGATTTGCCGTTCCGGTTTTACCCTTGTTTGGCGGCAGGACTGGCCTATTATTTGGCAATAAAGCGGGCTCCAGAGCGCGTTCAGTTGCTAAAAGCGGTATATGAAGAAGAGTTTGAGCGAGCGGCCTCTGAGGACAGAGACCGTGCTTCCTTCAATATCCAGCCGAGTATGGCTTATTCAAGGCTACTCTAATGGGTAGATTTGCAACGGGAAAAAACGCCTACGGCATCTCAGACCGTTCTGGCTTCCGCTACAAGCTTAACGATATGAAGCGGGAGTGGACGGGCATGCTGGTCGGTCGAGACGAGTATGAGCCCAAGCAACCGCAATTGGAGCCCCGCAGGAAGGTTGTTGACCCGCAGGCTTTGAGAAACCCTCGCCCAGACCGCATAGAGCCTATGGATGTCTATGTGGGTGTGCCGCAAGTAGAGGGACCTACCTATAGGCCGATAATTTGCTCTGGCAATGTCGGCACAGTTACGGTGAGTACGACATGAGTTTTACATACGGCGAGCTAAAACAGGCAATTCAGGACTATACAGAGAACGACGAGACGACTTTCGTCAATAATTTACCTGTTTTTATCCGAAATGCGGAAGAAAAGCTGCTCAAGATGGTTCAGCTTACCGATTTCCGCAATAATGCCACAGGTAATACGACGGCTTCAAACCCTTATTTGAACTGTCCTTCGGACTTTTTAGCGCCTTTTTCCCTATCTTATACGTCGGGTGGCGAGAAAATCTTCGTGGATTACAAGGACGTTAACTTTGTCCAAACCTTTGCGCCAGACGCTAGTTCGACTGGAGCGCCGCGATATTACGCGTTTTTTGACCGGGATAACTTCCTTATTGGGCCTACTCCAGACCAAGAATATACCGTAGAACTGCACTATTTCTACCGTCCGGCCAGCTTGACCACTTTAGGCGACAGCGGGACCTCTTGGCTCAGTGAAAATGCGCCTATGGCCATGTTGTACGGCAGCCTAATGGAGGCGTATACCTTCATGAAGGGCGAACAAGACATATTGGCTTTGTACAGCCAGCAGTATCAAATGTCCTTGGCAGGTATGAAGCAGTTCGGGGAGAACAAGGAAGTTACCGACGATTACCGTACTGGCATGCTAATTAGGCCTAAACAATGAGCGCAGATGCAGGTAAAATACAGGCAGGTATAGTCGAAGTACAGACTACCAACCATCGCGGCTTTTCCCCAGAGGAAGTGGCTGAGCGGTGCCTGAATAGAGTAATGAGTGTCTCGGACACGGCTCCACCCGTTATACGGGATCAGGCGCAGGCGTTCCGAAACAATCTTCGCTCCATTCTAATTTTTTACATGAAAGAGGCGGTACAAAGTGACCGCACGACTGTGTGTAACGCCCTGCTCGACGCTGGGCAAAAAGACCTAGCCGAAACAATCAGGAGACTTTGATATGGCGTTTACAGGTAACTATATGTGCACCTCGTTCAAGCAAGAGCTTTTACAGGCACAGCACGATTTCACGGCTTCTAC